TGTTGCGGAGTGCTCTAATTGTAAATTAAATTTAGAATAAAACCACATCACAAGGCCAGAGCAATCCCAGCCTTCTGGGGTAGAGCCTGCAAATACATACCACGTATTGTGAACGTATGGTTGCAGTTCCATAATCCTTTGTTGCATTTGACTTGCTCGAAGTTCAGCAGCTTCCTGTTCTTTAATTTCTAAAATTAAATCCCAGAAGTTGAAAGTGACTTCTTCTTGTTGTGTTGCTATTTCTTTTTTTACATCTGCCTGCGATGGAACTCCACAGGTTGTTAGCATAAGTGTCATTGCACTAATTGCGATAAGCTTTTTCATAGGACCACCTTTCCTTGCGTTAGTACTGGTCTTTTGTAATTATGCCCCTATTAAGTTGTTGGTATATTATAGCACAGTTGTGGGTAAAAGAAAACCCCCCACCGAAGTGAGGGGCTATCTTTAGGGGCTTTGAGCTATTAGCTTCCAGCTCCAGTTGAAGCAATGGTTCCAGCAGGAACGAAGAATCCACCAGTAGCGATGTGGCGGATTCGCATCTGCCAGTCATCGTTATCGAATGAACCGAAGTTCTCTGGGACATCTCCGCCACCAAGGAACTGACCAGCAGCTGCCTTGACACGAAGCTCAGGAGCCTCGAATCCACGAAGGAATCCAAGAACTACGCTTGGGTTTAGAGTTGCTGATGGAACTGGGATTAGGAACCAGTATGCACCTGCTCCAGAGTTAATCTTTGTAATCCAGTCGTTTACAACAATCTCAACCTGAGAACCGATTGGGTTTCCAGTGATGGTCTTGGTTACAATTGAACCAACAGTAGCTGATGTCTCAACAGTCTGAACTGCAAGAATCTTTCTAGCAGTAAGCTCAAGCGCACGTGGGATTACCAATGCGAAGCGGCTTACAGGCTGGATTAGCTTGCCGTTGTACTGCTGTAGGTTTGCAGCCTGGATTGCCTTCTCTAGGTTCTCTAGGGTTAGCGCTCCGTTGCCAGAGAACAAGTTGTTGTTTCCTGACTTGAAGTTAGTGGTGTTTAGACCTGAGCTTGCAACAAGCTGCTTTGTAACTTCTTCGTCTTCTTTTCCAGCAGCCTTTAGGCCTAGCTCGATTGGTAGACGCTCTAGTAGTGAGATGTTTCCATCGTTAACAACAGCTTCCCATGAGAAACGTACTCTCTGTCCAGCCTTCTTAACTGCGAAGTCTGCCTCAGTTACTGAGAAGAATCCTGCGCTTGGGTACTCGTCATACTCGCCAACGGTAGGAAGTGAGCCCTCACGGAACTTGTCTCCCTGGTTGTCCATGCCTGAGTCCTCGTAGCGGAGGTTTAGGAACTGCTGCTTGCGGAAGTCATCAACAACTAGACGAGTTGCGAAACGGTCCCACACCTTTGGGGTGGACTCGTAGTTCTGCAATAGAATCTTGTTGATTACTGGTGCTAGCTGGATAGGTAGGTCGCTTGTGGAAATACCTTCTTGTAGCTTTAGCTTGTCACGGCGGTCTCCACGAAGTGCACCTTCGAGAAGCTTAGCTGCTTCAACCTGTCTTGATGTAGTGTTTTCTGTCATTTTTACCTATCCTTAGTTCTGAGCTAGACGAACAACAACGAAGCCAGTTAGAACTTCGGTTACGTGTCCCATTAGCTTTGCGCTAGTTGCGGAGACCTGAGCCTCTGGAATAACTCCAGTGGTTGAGTTAGCAACTCCATATGCCTTTGCGCCTACGGTAAATGTGTCACCAGACTTTGATGCAATTTTAACAGCACCATCTAGCTTTAGAGTGGCATACTTGTTGCCATCTTCGCCAGTTACTGCTGTGTTCTGTGCCACACCGACAAGGTCTCCAACCTTAACAACGTTGCCAGATACGACAGCGGTGTTAACTGGGAATACTAGCTCGTTGGCGTATTTGTAAATTTCATTAAGAGCCATTTACTTATTCCTTACTTTACTTGCCAGCGATGCGAGACACAATTGCGTCTAGCTCGTCTACTGGGCTGATGTTTGATGCCTCGTGGATAACACCATAGGTGTCAGCCGCAGGGGTTGATACAGACTCGCTAACTGCTGTGACGTATGCTTTCTCGTCTTCAATTAGTTCGTCTACGGACTTTTCAGAACCAGCCTTCATTGCCTCAGCTACACGCTGAAGGGCAAGCTTAGGTAGGCCTGACTCGTTGAATTTAGTAGCTACGTCTACTGGGTCAATAGCTGGCTCAAGAGTTTCCTCTTCAGCTGACGCTACTTCTTCCTCAGCAGGCTTAGCTGCTTCCGCCAAAATCGAAACTGATTCGATAACAGGCGAGATTGCCTCAACGAAGGCTGCTTTGAGGTCAGCAATTGCTGCGTCAAATTCTTCCTTGCTAATGGACATTCCATTTCCTTCCGATAAGGATTCTGTTACCTCTAAGGTACCAGCATCTTTTCTGGTGTAACTTTCGAGAAGAGAAATAAATTTCCCTCCAGCTCCAGCTACGGTTACAACATCTACACTTGTTAGCGCATCGGCTACTAAGCTTTCGATGATAGGTCCTTCACGACCCTCTGCCTCTCCAACGCTGGCTTCACCAAGCGCACGAATAGACAAACCTACGTCCTCGTACATCTCCTTGATAATAGGAGCGTAGTGGGAGTAAAATTGGATTTCTGCGACAAGTCCGTTTTCAGTAAAGTAAGCATCGGAGGTTAGTTTACCAGCGAGCTTCTCAACGTCTCTTTCGGGGCGGTCATTCTCTTCATTCATTGAAGGGTGGTTCATAAAAACTTTAGTACCTTTTTTGAATACATTCGGTCCGTACTCACGAAGCATTTCTGCTGGGTAATAACCTGAGCTACCCCAACCAGCCTCGATGACTTTGACTTTCCATTTGTTACCCTTGGTGGGCTCGAAATTGGGACCAAGATTTTCTCTTAGTTCAATGCTCATAAATTCTCCATATAGTTATAGATACATAGACTATTATAGCATACAGAGTATTATGCTACGGGAGCTGCGTCTGCGTCTCTCAAATCATTTGCGTTGTCTTGCATCGAACCTACGGCACCCGAATTACCCTGAGAAGGAATTGCCGAACCAGGTTGCTCAGCACCTTGCACTGGTGGGTTAGTGGTGTGCAACTTTGGAATATCCAAGGTCTCGATAACAGCAGCACGGTACTCGTCATCCCAGATTGCGTTGGTCTCACGGGCTAGGGCTAGGGCCTGCATTAGTCTCTGGCTGGATTCGGTTTCAATCTTAGGCCAGTTAATCTCAACATCTCTGGCTCCGATGAAGTTCATAATCCTCTTGTAGAACAAAGTCCAAACGTGCTGTCTAGCCTCCATCGCCTTTATCGTAGGGACATCCAAGGTCTGTGCAGTTCCGTAGGCACCAGAGGTTCCTGGGTCTGATAGCAGTGCCACAACAGAAACTTCCAAGGCGCTCGCAACCATAGAGCCAAGCGGTCTTCCATCGGTTAGGTCAATTGCACTCGCACGGGGTAGGGAGGAAAGCTCCATGTCGTTTCCAACCACAGCGGTAGAGCCAACGCTTGATGGGTTTGCAATTGCTGCAGCAGCAGATGCGGCCCCACCCTTGCTCTTTGACTTTAGCTGCCAAGCAAACATAGCCAAAGCTTTTAGCATACGGCTTCCGTCTTTTAGATACTCGTTGTAAGCGTAAGCCCAAGGCAAAGCTGGGAAAGCATCTGGCACTCCCCAGATAGAACCAGCTCTGCGGTTGACACGGGAAGCAAACATTCTAAAGTTAACATCTACTGGCTGGTTCTCAATACGTGAAACGTATCTTCCATTGGATGGCTGGTAAGTATCTGCTGGATACCAAACTTCAAGGGTCTGGTCTGAGCCACCTGAACCAACTAGGTTAGATGCTTTACGAGTCCAGCTTCTGCGGTAGTACCAGATATCTTCTTCGTCATCTGGGTTTGTGACTACTGCACTAATTTGCTCCATAGGAATACGCTGGAAAGTCTTAGTGGCGATGCTTCCAAGCACAAAGAACTGTCCGTCTGTGAAGTGGCTACGCTCGTTAATGACCTGTGCCTCAGGGGAGAATAGAACATCCTGGTTCTGCTGAAGCTCCATGAATCGCTTGATACGTGGAGGCTGCTCGCTGAACTGGATGCCACGTCCAAAGATGTAGGAAGTACGCAAACCAGAACCACGCTTTAGAAGTGGGTTACCTTCTGTGGTCTGCCTTGCCTTCTCTGCGATGTCTTTTAGCTGGGCAAGTGTGAATCCACGCTCAGTTACAGCGCCACCAGGGTTCCAACCTGCATCATCGAAGGCAAGTACTGCCTGAGCCATGCTTGTGTAAGATTCACGAAGCATTTCATTCTCTGCAAGAGTGGCGTTAAATTGTTCTGAAAGTTGGGAAAAATCCATGGAGAAACATCCTAAAAGTTAGTTAAAACTATAATAAAACAATTGTATACTGTAATTACCATACCCAGTCCTTATAAAAGGTGTACTGATTGTCAAGAACATTGTAATCAAACTCTACTAAATCCCCAGCTTTCTTGTCTCCATACTTGGCATTTACTATGTGAGATAGGTCAGCGGTAGCATAAGTCAAGGCATCTAGGCTGTCAGGGGACTTAACTCCACGAGAACGCATGTCATCCTTGGATTCAATCTGGATTGCACCCTTAGGCGAGAACTTATATTGAATCATTAGCATTTCATCTAGCAGGCTCTTGTCATCTGGGTCTAGGTCCAGCTTGCCGTCAATCATTGCCTCACGCAAGCCATCATAAATGTGAGCACGGGCGTTGAGCCAGCGCATCCTGTCTGGGCTAGCTGCAGAACCAATCATAGAAATTACAACGTATCTGTTGTTGGCAAGGTTGGCAAGCATATCAACTACTGGTCCACCCAAACCTGCAGCGTCAACTCGGACTTCTGTGGCTGCGTTATCAATTGCCAGCTTGTGCACCCTGTTAGCCGACTCGATGGCTGTAGCCTTAGACCAAGTTTGTATCTTACGGCATCTGCCACCACGGTTCATGTACACAACAGATTCGTCTTCACCGAATCGTGCAAGGTCAACGCCAAGTACTGTAGTTTGCTGAGTGTCATCTGCAATCTCGGTGTCAATTGCTTTATCAATGGCAGCTTGCGAGAAGAATGTGTTATCGGTTTCATCTGGGAACTCGCCCAGCACCTTTGACTTAAACCTAGCGGATTCTTCACCCCAAGAAATCTTTTGCTTCTCAACCCACTCACGCTGGATTAGAAGTGGCTTCAAGCTTTCTGGAACATCTTCGCCTGTAAAGTTTGGAGTATCATAAGCTGAAATGCTAATCTTATTCCAAGTCGGGTCTTCACGGAAGATGCGGTGGAACTCTGTGCCTCGGCGGTCAGGGTTTCCAATCGCAAGTACTCTTGCATCGGCTGTGTTTGTTACGGCTTCAGTAGCAGTGTACAAATCGAGAGGAATACCACCAGCTTCATCGAGAACCACAAAAACGAACCTACGGTGAATACCCTGGAAAGCGGAAACAATGTCAGTATCTGCAGGCCTGCGACCAAAGCCAATAAGTGTGCCGTAGCTATCATCTAGCTTCCATTCTTCTGATTGGTTGATGTGACCTGGCAGACTAAAGCCACGCTCTGCTGCAAGCTTGTGATTATCTTTTAGTTCACGGAAAAGCACTCTAGCAATCTGCGGGTAGGTAGGTGCTGAACAAATCAACGCAACTTCATACGGGTCATGCACCGCAATCCACCAAGCGCCCATGATACCAGCAAGGGCTGACTTACCAGCACCGTTGCAAGATACAACTGCGGTATGCGTGTTGTGCACAACGCTCTCAGCAATTTCTTTTTGCTTTGACCAAAGTGATTTGCCAAGCACATCCTGTGCCCAAGCTTCTGGGTCAGTTAGGTATACTGAGTTCTTGCTGCGCTTACGAAGGTCAGCGATAACTCCATCAATAACGGTATCAATCATCGTCATCTTCTTCAGAGCGTCTAAAGCCAATGTGTAGCTCAGGCTCGGTGTAGTCTGGGGCAAGTTCGTTTCTAGAAGAATCCATAATCGCTAGGTCCCCCTGCTTTGGATAAGCGCACTTGTGCTGGGTACGCCAAGCGTTTAGCAACTTCAGTTCGTCATTGCGCTCAGCAGAAAAAGCCGCACCGCAACTACAGGTCTCAGATAGACTCATCTTCTACTATCTCATACTTTGCCTGCTGCAGTCCGTCTGCAACTAATTCCTCAAGTTCGCTTCTTGTAATATCTGGGTATCTTTCACCAAGCTGCTTCGTTGCAAAATTTAGAGCTGTGTCCATCGCACGGAGTAGTACTCGCTCCTGGAAGTGGCTAAGCTTAATCATGTTCTCGTCCAGAACCTGCTGCTGACCATCAAGTCGCTTGCCGATAATCTCCAGCGTCTTTAGTAGTAGCCTTGCAGATTCTGGGTCACCAGCTTTGATGGCGTGGTCGGAGAGGCTGTCTTTTAGTTCGTGCAGTTCGCTAAGTAGCAGTTGCCTTTGTTCTTGCTCAGTCCAGATATCACGGGTTGCTAGAAGTTGCTTTACGTGAAGCACAGCTTGAGCTGCAGGGATGCCTGTCAAACGCTCAATCTCATCCCCTGACTTACCGCCAGCCGCTGCTTTAATTAGCAGGTCATCAAGTAGTGCAACTTCTTTTCCCATTTAAAGACCCATGCTCCATTTCTTCTTTGGTGGTCTTGAGCCATCTTCTTTTGATGCAAAGTGGTAGGCCATCTGGTCCATGTCACGCTCTAACTGCACAAGGCGGTCATGGAGCTTATTCTGTCCGATGATAATCTCACGGATAACCTGGTCGAGCTCTTCTGACTGGGCTTGGTTTTTTTCTGGCTCAGGTGGTAGGTCTGTTAGCCCTCTGGACATCTTGCTCCTTATTTTAAAATATTGCGGGAAATTTTTTTAGATTTGATTTTCGTCTTGTGCGTATTCGTCTCGATAGGTTTCAATCGCTATGTCAATCAAGTCCCAGACTTCGTAGTCGTGGTCTTCCATTTCAAAGTATACAACCCATTCGTCTTCGGATATTCTATCAGTAAAAGTTGCACTCCAAACCTCGGTTTCCCCTGGGTCGTGCAAATCTAGGCTCAAGCTGAACTGCCCGTAGCCTTGGATGTTTACTGTGATATCTGACATATAGCTATCTTAGCATACTCATGGATTGTAGCCGAAAAGATTGGAAAATGACCTGAAGTGGATGCGATGGTGCCCCGCCGTAATCCGCTGTAAATGAGCCAATAAAATGATTTGTTTGGTACAACTAGGTTGCGTTTTGGGGTTGCGGTTGGTCGTGTCGGGTGTAGAGTTGATTCTGTTGGGAAGTTCCCGACAGACTAGGAGAGTAGCAAGATGAACGAACTGTTAGAGATTCTAGATTTACAGCTAGAGTCATCTAGAGATGACGAGCGTTTCAGCGTGTTAGACACTGTTAGAGCGGTGTTTGGTGATGATGTTCAAGTTATCGAGTTTGAGCCTTATGGTGATGACAAATGATGACGGGCACCGAGTGCGAACTATGCCCTAGTATCCTAAGCGATTACAACACTAGCGATTGGGACGGACAAGGCGGCAACTGCGACAAGTGTAATGAGATGATGGCAGATGCTAGTCTAGCAAGAGAAGAAGCACACGAAGAAGCAAACGAAGCACACAGAACAAACAACTAACCAACCGAGCTGGGCACCTCTCTAAACTGCCCACTAACTAAGGAGAAGCAAGATGGATGATTACTACACAATCAGCGACAGACTAAAGAACCGAGAGCCATTCATTGGCAACAGTCTAAGAGGATACTGGGACGGCAACACTTACAAGGTCATCAGCTATCACACACTAATCGCAACACTAGAAGAAGGTGGGGAACGCTGGGTAAGCCCTGAGCGATACAGCAACACCACAAGCAGGGCACAGAACCTAATCAAGAGAGCGTGGGGGTTGAACTAATGAGAACAACCCTCTTTGTTCTAAGCATCACAGGCTTACTACCAATGGCGCTCGCTGACTTGCTTATAAGCTTGCTATTGGGCTAGAACTATGCTACAATGACCACACAACGCACCAACTAACTAAGGAGAACAATGCTAGACAAGGATGAAGTAATCGAGATTGTAGAGATGTACAACGCTGGAGAAGCAGACCTATCAGACCTACAGGATGCTTTTGATGACTGGGATGGAGACCCATTCGAAGTCTTGTAAAACACTCAAGCTGGGCACCTTGTAAAACTGCCCAA